AACAATTAAGGATTTATTGGACAGTGATTTATCGGAAAAAGCAAAAAGGGTTCTGGTTCTGCGTTCACGCATGGCAAAAACATCGGTTACAAAATATGAAGCGATGGAACGCAGTGTTTGCTCAGACGGAAGAATACGCGGTCTGCTGCAGTTTTACGGTGCAAACAGAACCGGCAGATGGGCCGGGCGAATTGTACAGGTGCAGAACCTCCCGCAAAACCATTTAAAAGATTTGGAATTTGCAAGGAAAACCGTGTCTGAGGGCGATTTTGAATGGTTTGAAACTCTATTCGGCAACGTGCCGCAAACGCTGTCAGAATTGATAAGAACCGCTCTGATACCAAGTAACGGACGCAGATTTATAGTAGCGGATTTTTCAGCGATTGAAGCGCGGGTATTATCATATCTCGCGAATGAAAAATGGCGGAACGAGGTATTTAAAAACAATGGAGACATTTACTGCGCATCTGCATCGGTAATGTTTAAGGTGCCCGTAGAAAAGCACGGCGCAAATGCACACTTAAGGCAAAAGGGCAAAATTGCCGAGCTGGCTTTAGGCTACGGTGGTTCGGTGGGTGCTATGGTAAGTATGGGTGCTTTAAAACAAGGATTGTCCGAGGAAGAACTCGGGCCTATAGTGGATAAATGGAGACAGTCAAACCCGAATATTGTACGGTTCTGGAAAACAGTAGAGAATGCCGCGATTGACGCGGTGAAAGGCTATCCCACGGAAATAAAAGGTGGTATAAGCTTTGTAAAGGAGGCGGGAATACTTTTTATAGGATTACCCTCCGGCAGGCGGATAGCGTATGTGAAGCCACTTATGGGCATAAATAAATTTGGCAGTACCGCTCTGACGTATATGGGGATGAATCAGACAAGCGGAAAATGGGAACGAATGGAAACATGGGGCGGAAAGCTGACAGAGAATATAGTACAAGCTTTTGCAAGAGACTGTTTGGCAGAAAGCATCTTAAGGCTGGAAAGCAAAGGCTTTGAGGTGAATTTCCACGTGCATGACGAGGTTATTTTGGATGTACCGCAGGGTATTTCAAGCGTGGAGGAAGTAACGGGAATAATGTGCGCGCCTATTCCGTGGGCGGAGGGGCTTATACTTAATGCCGACGGATATGAAACGGATTTTTATAAAAAGGACTGAGGTGAGGATTTTGGAATTAATCATAGCGACGGGAAACAGCCGCAAGGCTAAATTCTGGAAGAACACAAAAATATCATGGGACGATTTGGTTAAACGCCTGTCCGATACAACAAGAACGGGAGAAACGCAGGGCGAGTATACCAATATGACAAAAGCGCAGCAGGACGAAATTAAGGATGTCGGCGGCTTTGTCGGCGGCAAGGTCCGGGACGGCCGCAGGAATGCCGGAAGTATTGAATACAGAACTTTGCTTACACTCGATGCCGATTATGCATCCGCGGATTTCTGCGATGATATGACGCTGTTTTTCGGGTACACATATTGTATTTATTCAACTCATAAGCACAGCACCGAAAAACCGAGACTGCGAATGGTAATACCGCTGTCAAGACCTTGTACACCCGATGAATATGAGGCAGTGGCGCGAATGACCGCGTGGGAAATAGGCATAGATATGTTTGACGATACAACCTATCAGGCACACAGATTGATGTACTGGCCGAGTACAAGCCGCGACGGGGATTTTGTATTTGAGCATGAGGAAAGCAAGGCTCTTGATGTAGATAAGGTTTTAAATAAATATGAGGACTGGCGGAATGTGGCAAGCTGGCCCGTATCGTCAAGAACCGCAAAGGCTCTCGACAGGCAGGTAAAGCGCCAGGAAGATCCTACGCTGAAAAAAGGCATAATAGGCGCATTCTGCAGGACATATAACATACACGAATGCATAGAGCGCTATTTGTCCGATGTATATGAGAAATGCGCGGCAGACGACAGATACACATACACGGAGGGATCAAGCTCCGCGGGACTGGTGGTATATGAGGATGGGAAGTTTGCATACTCTAATCATGCAACCGATCCTGTCAGCGGTAAGCTCTGCAACAGCTTTGACCTTTTAAGACTGCATAAATTCGGGGAACTGGACGCAGAGGTTAAAGACGGCACCCCGGTTAATAAGCTACCCTCTTATACAGAGGTATGCAGGCTCATAGGCAAAGATGAAAAAGTACAGATGCTTATATTCAATGAAAGACAGGAGAGAGCCGCCAAGGATTTTGCGGACAGCATAGAAGATAATGAGGAAACAGACAGCACATGGGCGCTTAAGCTGGAGGCAAACGAAAGAACGGGAGCCTATTGTAAAACTCTTAATAATGTAATTCTTATTCTTGAAAACGATCCAAGGCTTAAAAATAAAATCCGTATGAATGATTTTACTCAGAATGCCGAAATAACGGGTTTTCTGCCGTGGGATAATCAAGCGGAGAGGAACGGGCAATGGACGGATTCGGACACAAGCGGGTTACAGTGGTACATAGAACATCAATATGATATAGGCATGGGTGAAAACAAAATACTGACAGCCTTTGCCGTATTCCTGCGCAGAAAGGCATATAACCCCGTTACGGAGTATCTGGACAGTATCATATGGGACGGCAGGGAAAGACTCGACACGCTGTTTATTGATTACCTCGGAGCGGAGGACAGCAGATATACAAGAGCGGTAACAAGAAAAATATTTACTGCCGCGGCGGCAAGAGCATACAAACCCGGTACCAAATTCGATAATATGCTGATTCTGTCCGGCAGGCAGGGTATAGGCAAAAGTACAATATTAAGAAAAATGGGGTTTGACCGTTGGTTTACGGACGGAATAAAAACCTTTGAGGGTAAAGAAATATGCGAGCTTATACAGGGCAAATGGATAATAGAAATAAGCGAGCTGGAGGCTCTCAATAAGTCCGAAGTAGGCAGGGTTAAACTCATAATGTCACAGACGGTGGACAGATACAGGGCAGCATACGGCCGCGTGGTGGAGGAACACCAAAGAACCTGTGTGTTTTTCGGTACAAGCAATAATAAGGAGTACCTTAGGGATAACACGGGAAACAGACGCTTCTGGCCTGTTGATACAGAGATACAGCCACCGATTAAAAGCGTTTTTAAGGATTTGACCTCGGAAGAAATAAATCAGCTTTGGGCGGAGGCAAAGGAGCGTTATATAAAAAATGAGCCGCTGTATTTGCCGAGAGAAATTGAAGCTGAGGCAGAGGAAATCCAAAAGCAGCATAAGGAAACATCGACAAAAGAAGGACCAATCCGCGATTTCCTTGAAAGGAAGATACCTCGTGACTGGAATCGTTGGGATTTATCGCAGAGGAGAGCATTCTGGAACGGTATTACAGAGACGGACGAAAGCAAGCTTGAAGAACGCGGCAGAGTGTGCGCGGTGGAAATATGGTGCGAGCTTTTCGGGGGTACACAGATTAATTTCACGCGCAGAGACGCACTGGAGATTAACAACATTTTGTCATCCTTGGACGGTTGGGAAAGGTCGAAAACATCTTTAAGATGTGGGTTATATGGAAAGCAAGGAGCTTATGTAAAGGTGGAAATTTAAACGGAATTTTGTACGGAAAAAACGGAAATTTTAAAAAGAGAAATTTCCGTTTTTCGGAAATTACGGAAATTATGGAAAAAAGCAAATTTCCGCGAAAAAACCAGTGTTTATCAGTGCTGACGAGGTGTGGAAATTTCGGAACTTTATTTTCTTTTAGAATATATAAATAGGTAGACAGGCACATATATACGTACCTACGCATACCTATATGCATATACACATATACGTGCGCGCGCACGCGCGAGGAAAACGGCACATGAAAGGAGAGTTGAAATTGAATGAAAAGCAGATAGAGAATTATTTAGTGAGGGCTGTTAAGAGCAAGGGAGGTATGGCAATGAAATTTGTATCACCCGGAATGTCGGGAGTACCCGACAGGCTGATACTGCTTCCCGGGGGCAAGATGTGTTTTGCCGAGACAAAGCGTCCGGGAGGAAAACCGCGAAAGCTTCAATGCGCAGTGCATAAACTTCTGAACCGATTAGGATTTCGGGTTTTTATAATTGACAGCAAAGAGGGAGCGGAAAACATGTTAAGGCTGGTGGGAGAATGAAATTTATACCTCATAAGTACCAGAGTATAGCTTTGGAGCGAATATATAAAACACCCAAAATCGGGCTAATGCTTGATATGGGACTGGGGAAAACGGTTATAACGCTTACTGCCATAGAGGACTTTATATATAACCGTTTTGAAATCGGCAGGGTTTTAGTGATTGCGCCTTTAAGAGTTGCAGAGGATACGTGGAGCAGAGAAAGTATGAAATGGGACCACTTAAGACATTTGAAAATTTCAAAGGTTCTCGGCACTCCGCAGCAGCGGAGGAGAGCGTTGGCTCAGGAGGCGGATATTTATATAATAAACCGTGAAAATGTCGTGTGGCTGACGAATGAGCTTTCAAGCGTGGGTAATGCGTGGGATTTTGATATGGTGGTGATTGATGAACTGTCAAGCTTTAAATCCCCGAAAGCTCAGAGGTTCAAAGCCCTGAAAAAATACATAACCTTTTCAAAAAGAGTTATCGGACTTACAGGAACACCGGCACCGAACGGATTAATAGATTTGTGGAGTCAGATATATCTGCTTGACGGAGGAGAGCGGCTCGGAAAAACAATAACGGGATTCAGAGAAAGGGATTTTCATCCGGATAAACGAAATCAGACAACGATTTTCAGTTATAAACCGAAAGCAGAATCGGAAAATGCGATTTACGACAAAATTTCGGATATATGCGTCAGTATGTCCGCCGATGACTGGCTGGATATGCCGGAGAGAGTTGACAGCGTTCAGCATGTGCAGCTTTCAGGAAAAGAGTTAGCCTTGTATGAGGAATTCGAAAAAGAGCAGTACCTTGAATTTCGCCGGGGAGCCATAACCGCCGCAACTGCTGCGGCACTGACAAATAAATTGCTTCAATTCGCAAACGGTGCCATGTATTTCAGTGATGGAAACTATACGGTGACAAGCAATAAAAAGCTTGATGCCCTTGCGGAAATAGTCGATACCGCACAGGGACAGCCGATACTTTGCTTTTACAGCTATAGGCACGACTGCGAGAGAATACTGAAACGGTTTAAGAACGCAAAAAAACTTGAAAGCGCCGAGGATATTGCAAAATGGAACGCAGGAGAAATTCCGCTGCTTCTGGCGCATCCGGCAGGAGCAGGCCACGGATTGAATTTACAGGACGGAGGACACATAATTGTTTGGTTTGGGCTTACATGGAGTCTTGAACAATATCAGCAGGCAAACGCAAGACTTCACAGACAGGGGCAAAAGCAAACCGTGGTTATACATCATCTGATAACAGACGGAACCATGGATTCAAAAGTGCTTGACAGTTTGCAGGGGAAAAAAGATGTACAGGACGAGCTTTTGGAAAGCTTAAAAGTGAAATACGGAGAATAGGAGGCTTATATTTATGACAGTTAAAGAATGGTTAAACAAAGGGCGAAAAATAAATATTGAATTACAACAGTTGAGAGAAGAACGCAAACAGGCTTTGGATTTGGCTTGTAGCTGCACATCATGTCCTAACGGTGAAAAAGTACAGACAAGTACAAAAAATACATCTGGCGGCAAATTTGCGGCTTATACGGAGTATTCGGCAATGATAGATAAAAAAGAATTTGAATTGCTTGTATATAAAAGCCGCATGCATAATCTGATTAACCGTTTGGATAACCCTACATACAGGACTTTACTTTCACTGCGGTATATTAACTGCAAGACATGGGAGCAGATTGCGGAAGATATGCACTACAGTTATGTGCATATAGTACATAGATTGCACCCTATGGCTTTGAATGAAGTTAATAAATATTATCTTGAATAATGTAATAGAATGTAACATAGTTTCCGTGATATAATATAAAATGTGAAAAGGAGGAAACAAAAACAAGTTTCCTTAACCCATTTCTTTCGGAATAAGCGTACACAAACGGGTGTGCGCTTTTTTCATGCATGCGCGTACATGCGCGCGTGAATAAGCATAAGATAACAAAAAACAAAAAATTTCCGATTTTTTCCGATTTCAAGGGGGTGTATTCAGTGAAAGGTAAAAGGGAAAAAGCAGTATTGATGCTGGTTTCGGGTGATTTTTCACTGAAAGAAATCGCCGACAAGCTGAAAATATCAGAAAGGACGCTGTACAACTGGAGAAACGAGGACGAATTTGCAGCGGAGGTTGAGAAGCGAACACGGCTTAAAATATCCGCATTGGCAAACAGGGCGCTTAAGAAACAGGAGGAGCTTCTTGACAGCCGCAGCGCAATGGTGTCACATCTTGCCGCAAAGGATATAATGGACCGCGCGGGACTGACCGCGCCGGACAAACTTGAAATTTCCGCCGCGTCCGATGTGACTATTATTGACGATATACCGCGCCGGGAGCATAAAGATGAGTGAGATACCGTTATCGCAATTGATTGCACCGACTTTTTATTATGTGCATGAGGATATTATGGAGGAACGATACACGCATTATATGCTTAAAGGCGGCAGAGGCAGTACAAAGTCCTCGTTCATCAGTATAGAGATAATACTCGGAATGATGAAAAACAGTGATGTACATGCGGTTGCACTGCGTAAGGTGGGTGTAAATTTAAAGGACAGTGTTTTTGCACAGCTGGAATGGGCAATTGAAAAACTCGGCGTATCGGATAAATGGGCGGTGCGTATGTCACCGCTGCAGCTGATATATAAAAAAACAAAACAAAAAATCATATTCCGCGGTGCGGACGATCCGCAGAAAATAAAATCACTGAAATTTCCGACGGGTTATCCGCGGTATATCTGGTATGAGGAGCTTGCGGAGTTCGGCGGTATGGCGGAAATACGCTCGATAAATCAGTCACTTATGAGAGGCGGCAGAAAATTTGATGTATTTTATTCATACAATCCGCCGGAAAGTATAAGCAATTGGGTGAATCAAGAGGCGGCAATAAACAATCCCGGCAGACTGGTACATGCGTCCACATACCTTGATGTACCGAGAGACTGGCTGGGAGAGCAATTTATAACAGAGGCGGAGCATTTGAGAACAGTAAATCCGAAAAAATATGCGCATGAATATTTAGGCAAAGCAACGGGTACGGGCGGCGAAGTATTTGCAAATATCAAGCCTGAAGAAATAACCGACGAACAGATTAAAAGCTTTGATAAGATTTACAGAGGCATCGACTTCGGATATGCCGCCGATCCGTTTGTATATACAGTTTGCTATTATGACAAGACAAGGCGGCGGCTGTATATATTTGACGAGATATACAAGGTCGGAATGTCAAATATGCATGCGGCGGAGGAAATACATAAGCACGGAAAGTATAAAAGCCCTATTATATGCGACAGCGCGGAACCGAAATCAATTGCAGAGCTGAGAGGATATAACCTGCGTGTTTCGGGAGCGCGAAAAGGTCCCGACAGTGTGGAATACGGAATAAAATTTTTACAGAGCTTAGAGCAGATTATAATTGACACCGCGCGATGCCCGAATACGTTTAAGGAATTTTCGGAGTATGAGCTTGAAAAGGATAAAAACGACGGATTTAAGGACGGCTACCCGGATAAAAACAACCATACGATAGACGCGGTGCGTTATGCGCTTGAAAGCGAAATAACGAACAAAAAAGCAAGGATTTTAAAGAGAGGAGACTTTTTCTGATGATGTACAGATTAAAACGGCGGATATTTATTATAAAATGGCGGATAAAGAACCGCAAATGGTGTGAATGCAGGCAAAAGCGCAGAGCGTTGGAAAGGGAGTTAAGGAGCTGCGGATATGATTATTAACGAGGAATTTATAAAAGACGGAATAAGTCCGGCATTATTGGGGCGGCTGATAAACAGGCATGAAGAAGAATGCGGACGGCTTATAAAGCTGCATGATTACTATGTGGGGAATCATGATATTCTTAAACGCGAAAGACAGTCAAAAGGCTCGGCAAACAACCGAACGGTGTGCAATCACGCAAAGTATATTGTTGATATGGCACAGAGCTATTTGTCGGGAAACCCGATAACGTACTCGGCAAGCGACACGGTAGATATTGAGGCATTGAAGAACGCATATCTTGAACAGGGAATAGATACGCTTGACAGTGAGCTGGTTAAAAATATAAATATATACGGCGAAGCCTACGAATTGGTATATGCGAATGAGGAAAGCAAGCCACGGAGTACATATATACAGCCGGCTAATGCTTTTGTGTGCTACAACCAAAGCGCGGAACGCAAACCACTGTTCGGGGTGCATTATTACCGTGAAACCGATATAGACGGCAGGGTAATACGTGTATGCTGTTATGTGTATGATGATAATTATATTTACAGCTTTACCGCAAATCAAGACAATTTCGGGGCATTGGAGCTTGAAAGTACACAGCCGCATTATTTCGGCAAGGTGCCACTTATCGAATACGAAAACAACGCGGATAAACAGGGCGATTTTGAGCAGCTTATACCCCTTATGGACGCATACAACATATTGCAGTCCGACCGTGTGAATGACAAGGAGCAGTTTGTCGATTCGTTTTTATTTTTAACGGGTATAGATATTGACAGCGAACAGGCAAAAAAGCTTAAAGAAGAAAAAATCCTCATGGGATATGAGGACGCAAAGGCACAGTATTTGTCAAAGGTTATGTCCGAGAGTGATGTCAAGGTGCTGCGCGATGATTTGAAAGAGGATATACACCGTTTCTCAATGGTACCCGATTTAACGGATGAAAGCTTCGGAAACAATCTTTCGGGCGTGGCGATTAAGTACAAGCTTTTAGGCTTTGAGCAGATGATAAAGAATAAGGAGCGGTATTTTGCAAAGGGATTAAGGCAGCGTTTGGAATTATATAATAACTTTCTTGCGTTAAAAGGTGAAATGGCACATATTCCGATACACAGAATTGATATAATTTTCACGCGTAATCTTCCGGCAAATAATCTTGAAACAGCGCAGATGATAAGTAATCTTGACGGAATTGTATCGGCGGAAACATTGCTCGGTCAGCTGGATTTTGTAACAGATGCAAAAGAGGAGGCAGAAGCGGCGGCAGAGGAAAAAGCACAGAAACATTCCCGCGATATACGGTACAACGAAGAAGCGGCGGCAGGGGGCGGCTACTGATGGAAATACATATTGAGGGCATAGACAGCATACGCGATATGCTTAGCGAACGTGCGGCACAGATAGCTGAAAATATTGCAAAGGGAGTAGCAGAAGCAGGGGAAATCGTAAAAGGCGAAGCAAAGCATTTAGTGCCTGTCAGCACAGAAAAAACGCGCCCCGGCGGACCTCATGGGGAATTGAGGGAGTCTATAACGTCGGTTGCCGAGGGCAACACGGCAGTTATAGGAACCAACAAGGAGTATGCGGGCTATGTTGAACTCGGTACATACAAAATGGCAGCACAGCCGTATCTTGTGCCGGCATTGAAAAATAAGGAGAATGAAGTCAGAGAAACAATTAAAAATGCGGTGAGAAAATGAAATCTAAAAAGCAAGCGGAATACTGGAAAAAGAAAGCGCTTTTAAGAGAGATTGCAATTCAGGACGATGCCACATACACAGCGACGGAAATACTGGAAATGTATGATGAAGCTTTGGACGACATAGAAAGCGAAATACGTAAAATCGAATACAATTTCCAAAAGCGTTTCGGAATCGACAATGAAACCGCTGAGTATTTTCTTACACAGGCGCAGGAGGACGCAAATACCGCGCGTCTTTTGAGAGCATTGGAACAGGCGCCGAACGAGCAGGCGAGAAAAGATATATTGTATTATATTAATCGTGACGGATTGTCCGCAAGGGCATATACGTCAAGACGAGAGCGCTATCGTGCGGTGGAAAAGGAAATATATGCACGCATGAAAGAAATTGCAAGCGAGGCAATCCCGGCAATGCGTGAGCTGTTAAAGAGCGCGTACAAAAAAAGCTATTACGGAATGATTGACGATACGGCAAAGGGACTTGATGTCGGAATTAACTTTTCGTTGCTTAATGACAGAGCCATAGAGGCGGCAGTCGATGCAAAGTGGAGCGGCGCGAGATTTTCGGAACGGATATGGAAAAACACCGATAAGCTGGCGGCAGAAGCACAAAAGCTTGTTGTTAAATCTCTTATGTCGGGAGAAGCATTAAACAAAACATCGGATAAGCTGGCGGAGCGTTTTGAAGTGAGCAAATTCCATGCGACAACCCTTGTAAGGACAGAAACGGCACATATACAGAATACGGCGGATTTTAAAGCGTATGAGGATTTAGAAATAAAAAGGTATAAATACCTTGCTACGCTTGATTATGCCACGTGCGAGACGTGTCAGCCGCTTGACGGCATGGTGTTTGATGTAATGCAAAGGCAAGAGGGAGTAAATGCCCCGGTAATGCATCCGCGCTGCCGATGCACCACTGCGCCGGATATGGATTACATAAACAGACGTGCGCGCGATCCGATAAGCGGCAGAAATTATATAATTGACGGAAATACTACATATGCGCAATGGGCAGAAAGTCTGACACCGCAGCAGAAAAGCGCGCTGGAGCTTGCAAGGAAAAAGGACAGCCGAAAGGCGGCAGACAAGCTGCAGCATGCGGAATATCAAAAGGTATTAGGGCGGAAAACTATACCGCAGTCATTTGACAAATTCCAGGATTTAAAGTATAATGATAAAGAGCAGTGGAAAGAGATAAAAAGGCAGTACAGATATGAAAGCAATCCATATTTGCAGGCAAGGCTTGACTGTGTTATGCCGAACGGTGAAAAATTATTCATACCGAACCATTCTATAATAACCAACAGAAAAGCCATAGCGGGTAATGGAACAAATAAAGCGTTGAAAGTTGAGGACACGCTGGTAGAAAAATATGGCGGTGAATTAGGGCAATGGAAAAAATGTGTAGGTAAAATAGAAAGTGAAAAACATATTTTTGATGTACATTGGTATGAGCTTGACAGAAAACAATACGATACAAAGTTAAAGCATGGCGGTGATAAAACATGAAATTAAAATATATAGGTGAAAGCTTCGGTGTTGACAGTCTTACAAATGGTAAAATATACGAAGCAACTGATGAAGGAAATTTTTATAGAGTTATTGATGATAGCGGTGAAGATTATTTATATTCAAAGATAAAACCTGCGCCGCTTGACGGTTCAAGTCCCGGCGGACGCTGGGAAATCATAGAAAACTGAATAAATCAAGCGTTTACGGTTATGTAAGCGCTTTTTTTATACACAAAACACGTCCCGGGCAAGACGTTAAAAGGCTTAAATTTTATGCCATAAAGGAGGAAAGAAGATGGCAGAATTAAACGGCGAACTTAATGGGGCAAACAACGGGGCAGTCGGCACAAACCCGACAGCAACGGATGCAGGCAACGATAAGGGCGAAGAAAAAACATACTCACAGGCGGACTTTGACAAAGCGTTACAGTCCGAAACCGACAAAAGGGTTGCTGACGCATTAAAGACCGCTCAGAGTAAATGGGAAGCAGGCTTAACGGAACGCATTGGAAGAGAACGCGAGGAGGCGGCACAAGAGGCAGCAAAACGTGCAAAAATGACAGCTGAACAGATTGCAGCGGCAGATGCTGAAAAGGCACAGAAAGCTTTTGAGGCAGAACGTGCGCAGTACCGTAGAGAAAAGCTGGAGTTTGATGTCACACAAAAGCTTGCCGAAAAGAAGCTCCCGGTTAAGTTTTCAAAATACATAAGCGCAATGGGTGCGGATAATGTAGAAGAAAACATAAAAGAGCTTGAGGGGCTTTTAGGCGAGAACAGACAGTCAATCGTAAATGAGATTACGAAAGGCAGTGCGCCGCACAAAGGCGGCGGGAACCCAACAGAAGCTGATCCGTTTTTGGCAGGTTTCGGAAAGTAAAAAGAAAGTAAAAAGGAGGAAAAACAATAATGGGAATTAATTATGCAAGTAAATACGCAAGTCAGATTGACGAACGTTTTACAAAAGAGGCAATGTCTAATCCGGTTGTAAATCGGGATTATGATTTTGTGGGAGTTAAAACCGTAAACGTATACAGTGTACCTACAGCAGCAATGAACGATTATACGCGCAGCGGTTCAAACAGATACGGTACACCGACAGAATTGGAAAATACAGTACAGGAGCTTACAATGTCGCAGGACAGGAGCTTCACATTTACAATCGACCGCGGAAATTTGAATGACACACAGATGGCAAATAGTGCCGGAGCAGCATTACAGCGTCAGCTTCGCGAGGTAGTGATTCCGGAGGTTGATGTCTATAGATTTTCAAAGATTTGTGAGAATGCAGGCACAGTGGGGATGGGTACAATCTCAAAAACCAATGCATATGATGCCTTTTTGGACGGTACGACAGCACTCATCGACAAGAAAGCCCCGACAAACGGTTCTGTTGCGTATGTATCAAGCTCATTTTACAAACTGATAAAGCAGGACGATTCATTTATTAAGCGCGGAGATTTATCTCAGGAGATGCTTGTAAAAGGTCAGATCGGAGCAATTGACGGTATTCCATTGGTTGTGTTGCCTGCATCATATATGCCCGAAAACGTAAATTTCTTTATTACGAACAGAATTGCAACGACAGCACCGACAAAACTTTCGGAATATAAAATCCATGACAATCCACCCGGCATAAACGGTTGGCTTGTTGAGGGCAGACTTTATTACGATGCATTTGTGCTGAACAATAAAAAGAATGCTATCTATGTGCATAAAACAGCATTATCTCTTGGTAAATTAACGGTTAAATCAGAGGCAGGAACTTCGGGTAAAACAAAAATAACCGTTACACCCGAGGCAGACAGTAATAATAAGCTGATGTACAAGACAGCGGCAAGCACAGCACCGTCAGTCACATATGATGCGGATTTATCTTCATGGACGGAAATAACCAATGGAGCAGAAATCACCGCGACCAACGGACACAAGATAACCGTTGCGGAGGTTACGGCGGACGGCAAAGCGCGCAAGTCCGGCACGGCTACGGTTGTAAGCGGTACATAATTTCGGGCGGAGGTGCTGCATATGGATAAATTAAAAATGCTTTTAGGCATTGCGGACAATGAACAGGATAATCTGCTTCAATTCCTGCTTGATGAAGTCCGCGACATGATATGCGGCTACTGCCGCATCGATGAAATACCGACAAAGCTTGAAAGCCTTGTTCCCGTAATTGCGGCGGATTTATACCGCCGCAAGGGCTACGGTGAAGCAGAAGCACCGCAGGAAATAAGCACAATAACAGAGGATAAACGTTCCGTTTCGTTTCATAAACAGGAAACCGAAACCGATTTCCTTAAAAATTACTATGGGCGGCTCAAACCATTTGTAAATCGGAGAGGACGTGTTCCGAGTGAATTTATTTGAGAAGTATGCGGATAAGTTTGATATATTTCATAATACAACGGCACGGATTGTCGTAATGGAGGATTACGATGATTACGAGGGTACATTCACAAAAGCGGAAAAAGGAATTATAACAGGCGATTTACAGCCGTACAGTGCAGAGTTTGCGCAAAAAGACTACGGCAAGGCTGTAGATTGTCAGTATGTATTCTACTGCCGCGGCTGCAAGCTCGCCGCCATAGCCGAGCTTGACACTGCGGCCGAGCTTGACGGGGATATGACAACAGGAGTTTATCTTTGCATAGACGGCAAAGATTATGAGGTTAAATATGTCATAAATAACAGCATGGGAATGACGGCGCTTTTAAAGGAGGAAACCGAACATGATTGATGTAAACAAAGAGGTAAGAGCGGTTTTAAACCACCTTAAGGACGTGACCGTCACATACTATCACCCCGACAAATTCAACAGCTTTCCCGTGGTAAGCTATTATGAACTCACTACGACAACCGGGTTGTGCTATGACAATACGGAGCAGGCACAGAAATCATATATCGCCGTGGATATATGGGGTAAAAGCGGCGCACAGTGTGCTAAAACCGCAATCGAGGCTGACAGGCTTATGCAAGACGCAGGGTGGTACCGCGAATTTGCGATGGATTTACCGCCCGAGGATAAGATATACCATAAGAGTATGAGATTTTTCAAAGAAATATTTTTTTAGGAGGAAGAAAACATGGCAGAAACAACATTTAAAAGACCTTTACCGACAATAGGTGTAGACAAGTACACATTCTTTCCGCTGACAGCGGACACGGCGGAGGCATTGACTTACGGAGAAGCGATTACATTGCAGGGTACCGTTGAAATATCACCTACAGATTCCGGCGGCAGTGATGTATTCGATGCTGACAACGGCGCATATGAGGTTGAAACCTATATTGAAAAGCTGGGACATGAAATCACAAATGCCGATATACCCCCGCAGATAGACGCAATGTGGCGCGGTCTGACGGTGAGCGAAAACGGAGTTGTGAGCGTAAAGAGCGGCGGAGGCACGAAGTACTTTGCGACGGCATGGAGAATACTTAAAACCGACGGAACATATCGTTATGTAAGATACTTTAAGGGTTCGTACAGCTTTGCATCAAATGTCGGCGGTAAAACGAAACCGAGTGCGGGAGCGGCAGAGAAACAGACCGCAAAGGCAACGTATACGGCGGTGCAGACCGAACATGACAGCAGATATTATGAATATGTGGACGAAAAAAATCTGCCGCAGGGACTTACCCGTGAGAAGTTTGAAGCAGAATGGTTCAAATCTCCCACGTGGGAAGTGGCAGTAAGCGAAATATAAATGTAAATTGACAAACATTCGGAAGTAATGTAAAATAGTAATGGTCTGTTATACAGACCATTTATATATGGGAGCGGTGGCGGCTCTGTTTCGGAAAGGAAATATTATGAGTGAAATCACGATTAATCTTCTGCTGATTTTGCTGATTGTATGGATACTAAAGAAATAACCGCCCTATTGCAGTAGGACGGTTATGGGGTAGATATTTCTACACATAGTAGGACTATATGGATAGAAACGGCTGTTTGCCGCTTCCGTATATTGCTATTATATCAGATAAATCCAAATAAGTCAAGCACACTGAAAAGCAGTGTGCTTTTTTCGTACAAATTTTCGGGAGGGAATATTATGCAGACAACATTAACATTTACAAAAGACGGGAAAAAGTATGTATCAAAGCCGTTTGATTTTAAAACGGCATGCATCATAAATGACAAGCATTCGCAGAATATGTGTGCGGAGCTGCCGGACAGAATGGGAGTGCTTTCAATGTGCTATGAAGCGGTTACGGAGATGTTTAACGGTACGGAAGTAACACAGGATATAATGGACAGCCTGTCGATAAAAACAAAATCAAGCTTATGCTGCAAATTATTTGATATATACATATCGGAGTGTTTCCCAAAAAACGAGTAAGCCGCGGTGATAGCAGCGGCGGCGGAAAGCTTCGAGATTTATACAGTATGCTTTTTAAGCTTTACGGAATCATGCCCGAGGAGGTAAGCCGTCAGTCACCGGCGGATTTATTCATGATGCTGGAGGATTTGGAAAGCCCGGACACAACAGAAGAGAGAATAATCAATAATCCGCATCTGATGATGTTTTACGGGCAATAAGGGACACGCAGGAGGTGAATATATTGAGCGAATTAGACAGCATAAACGTTGTTATAAAGGCTACAGATGAAGCGAGCAGCGTTATTGAAAAGGTTAATTCATCACTGGACGAATTGAGCGGAAGCAGTCTGGAGCATGCAAATAAGTCGCTTAAAACATTTCGGGATGAAATGGGTAAGGCTGAGAAAAATGTCAAAGCTCAAAAGGAAAATGTTATAAGCAATCAAAAGGCATTGCGAAGTGCGTCGGTTACTCTTCGGGAGAAAAAGGAAGCGGTAAAGGCTGTTGCAAAAGAATATAAGTCCAATACTGCCGAGCTGAAAACCAATGGTGCGGCAATGAAGCTTGAAGCGGAAACCATAAGCAGCACTATTGCAAAAAACAAGGAAAAAATTTCGGCTCTGCAAAGCTCAAATAAGGCTTTAAAGAAAAACAGCAATGAGTATAAAGAAAATGCGGCGCAAATTAAAAAGGTCCGCTCCGAAAATACGGAACTGACAAGCCGGAAAAAAGCTCTTACGGCATCCATTAAGGAAAATAATACAGCTTTGGAAAACGAGACAAAGCGTTATAAAGCCGCTCAAACCGAGGTGAAAGAGGCAGCGGAGGAGTACCGAAATCAATCTAAGGCTGTTGAAAAATCGAAAAAAGCCGTAGCAGAGGCGGAAACAACCTACGGAAAATTTGCTCAGAAGCTGCCAGAGGTTGAGGCGGCGCAGAAGAAAATCGACCAAGTTATGAGCGCCGAGAAAATGGCTAAAACAGGTCAAAGCCTGAAAACGGTCGGCGGAGCAATTGACGATGTAACAAAGCCTTTGCAGATTGCGGCTGTCGGAACCGTTGCAATGGGTATCGCGGCAGGAAAAGCGGCAATGGATTATGAAACGGCATTCACAGGAGTACGCAAGACCGTAGACGGCACCGAGGAGCAGCTTGCCGCATTAAATAAAGGATTACTTAATATGTCAGAAACAACCCCGGTAGCGGCAAAGGATTTAGCGAACTTTGCGGCGGTGGGCGGACAGTTGGGTGTCGGTATTGAAAATATCGGAAAATTTACAAAAGTAATTGCTGATATGAATGTTGCAACAAACCTCACCGGCGAAGAGGGTGCGGCAATTCTTGCTCAGTTTATGAATGTTATGGGTGAGAATATCGACAATGTTGACCGTGTAGGTTCTTCGATTGTTGATTTGGGAAATACCTCAGCTACAACCGAACGCGATATTGCTGAAATGGCGCAGCGAATGGGAAGCTTTGCACGTTCTGTCGGAATAGGTACACCGCAAGTCTTAGGATATGCGGCAGCGTTGGCATCTATGGGTGTTGAAGCACAAGCCGGAGGCAGTGCCGTCGGACGTACATGGGCATCTATACAAAAAGCAGTCAGCGGCGGCGGTGAAAGTCTTGAAGCATTTGCAAAATATGCCGGAGTATCGGCGGAGGAATTTAAGCAGCAGTGGAATACTGATGCATCGGGAGCATTTAACGGTTTAATTAAGGGTTTGAGTCAAGCGGAGGATTTGACAGCTGCACTTGCGGAAGTCGGAATAAACAATACGTTAGATGTAACAGCAATACAGCTGCTTGCAAAAGGCTATGACCTTATGACGGATTGTCTGAACCGTTCAAGCACGGCATACAAGGAAAATACGGCGCTCACAAACGAAGCGAACGCAGCATACAACACCACGGCGAATAAATTACAGCTTGCAAGAAATGCGGCTGTGAATGCCGGTATAGAATGGGGAAATGTATTCTTGCCGGAAGTGCAGAAAGGTGCCGAATGGATAGGCAAAGCCGGAAAAGCTCTCGGCGATATGAGCGAGGGGCAAAAACAGGCGGCTTTAACAGCCGGAAAACTTGCCATTGCAACAGGAGCAACCTCAAAGCTTTATGCATCGGGAATAAAAAATGTCGGAAGTTACATTGAGGGTATCGCTCGACTGAAAAAAGCTGTAGCCGCAGGCGGTACAGAGGGAAAGCTTGCATCTTTAACGCTCGGAATGGGAAAGCTCGGTTTAGCGGTCGGCGCTGTCGGTGTGGCTGTGTACGGTGCGAAAAAGGCATATGATGTTTGGTATGATTCACAGTATAATTGGTCGCGCGGTCTTTCCGAGGGAAACGAAAGAATTTCCGAAAGCCTTAATAAGTATAAGCAGTTAAGTACTATACAGCAGGAGATAAAAGGCTTAAAGCTTGTTATTGAAAACCCGGAGTCAAGCAAGGAACAGGTCGAACAGGCAAAAACGCGTCTTAATGAGATACGGGAAATGTTATCAAAGGAATACAACCTTGTAATCAAGTCAGACAATTCGGATTTGGATGGAACTGTAGAAAAAATCAAGGCTATTTCTAAAAATGAGACTGATACAAAAATTAATACTCAAATGTCAAGGCTTGCAGATTTACAGTCAAGATATGAAAGTTATGCACAAGACAGGACAGAAGCTGAAGAAAAATATAATAAAGCAATTGAAAAGCAAAAGCGGGCATCAGAACTCAAACTTGCAATATCTAAGGAAATTTCAAGGTATCAAAAAGGAGAAATAAAAACCTATGATGAATTGCAGGAACAAGTTGCAAATGTCGCAAAAACATTAGGGTATAGCGAATCAGATATTTTAAAACTACGTGCACAAAGCTTAACGGGCCCGGGAAATATGGCTGAACGCTGGTTTAAAGAAGCCTCTAAAGATGTAAAAAATTATGATGAAAAAATAAGAGCATTGACCGCCTCTTATGAGGAATATAAAGCCATATCTACTGAAATTGCAAATTGGAGCACCGAATTAATAGGAATGGGTGCACAGCAAGGCGATTCACAAATGGTTGAGGAAAATCTCAAACGCATGAGTGAGCTTATAAAGAGTGCCGGGCTTGATATGGCAGGATATGCGCAAAAGGCGGCACTTGCCATGAACGGTGTCGATAGCTTGAATACTGCATGGGAACAGGGCGGAGCAACGCTTGACGGTGTTGTGAACGATTATATCCGTGCAATGACAGAGTTTGGCGCATCGGCACAGGATACCGCAGTAGGTGCAGCACTGATTAAAAACGGGTTTAACAGCATTGCGGACGCTGCGGCCGCAGGAAAGCTTGATGTAATATCACAGCAGGCAACGGAACTGGCGCAGCAGCTGGGACTTATACCGGATAATAAGAGTATTTCTATAAGCGCAAGCGGTGATATTTCTATATTGGAGATGGCAGAAGATAAAATCCAATCCATACAGAACGAGAATATCACAGTATCGGTAAATGCCGACGGTGATGTGGAGGTTTTGGACAAAGCCGGAAATCAAGTGCAGTATCTTGAAGGGATTGGTGCGGTATCGCTGCAAGTAAACGCAGACGGAAATATAGATGTTCTGAATGATGCAGGAGAAAAAATCGCAGAAATCCCAAAAGAAGTAAATACAGATACAGAAATTAATGTAAATGCAAATACGGATTCAGCAAAAAGCGCTATTAACGACTTGAATTCGGAGCGGGTTACAGTTACGGCAGATGCTGATGTAACTGATGCTGATGCAAAAATCAAGGGGCTATCTCAGACTGTGAATATAACCTTGAATTACAAAGCAACAGGAGCTGTCCCAAAATCAAACGCTAAAGGCACGCAAAACTTTTCGGGCGGACTGGCAATGGTAAACGATGAGCGCGGAATAGCCGATCCGAGGGAGCTTATCATAGACCAAGGACGCGCATTTATTGCGCATGGGCGTGATGTAATACTGCCTTTAAGCAAAGGTGCAAAGGTATATACGGCATATCAGACAAGGCAAATGATGCTTGCCATGGGAATACCGCATTATGCAAAGGGTAAGGATAATTCTGAGGCTTTTACCGCCGCAAAGGACGACTGGACGCACTACACAAAAACGCATGCGGTTTCGATTTCGGAGGAGCTTGCAAAGTGGGTTGAATTTTCCGAGAAATTCAAGAGCAATCAAAAAGACGTAGAGGATATACAGGAACAGATTTATTCTTTAGTCGTCAAGCAGAATGATGAAATGAACAATGCCTCGGAAAAGTGGACGGAAAAGCGTATTTTTAATAATGACTGGGAGGATTTCGGAGACGACATTTACAGTGCCTATGACCGAATAAAAACCCGTAATATGGAGCTGGTCACACAGGGTAAAATGCTGTGGGACGATTATGCGGAGTATATGGAGAACGTCGGCGAAAATATGTATGACAACCGCCGTGAGCAATCCGAAAACTGGCTGGAGCATGAAAGAAAGTATAACAATCTTTCGAACACAGACTACAAAGCAGGATTGCAGCGCATGAAGGATTATACCATTCAAATGTATAATCAAGGCATCATAAACCATGAAAAAATGCGTGAAGAAATGCAGGAGCTGGACGAAAAATATTTTGATTTTGTCAAGGAAGAAAATCAAGATATATATTCCGGCTGGCAGAATGACGCGGATATGTGGGAAAAAATGCGCGATACATACGACGATTGGGACGTATATAACGACAGCAGGCTTGCTTTTATTGACGCAAAGCTGCAAAAGACCGCGGAATTTTTAAATAATGGCGTGATAGGCTTTAAGGAAGCCGATATAGCCATGAAAGATTTGCAAATGGATCGTTATAACGAAATCAGCCGCATATATGATGAGCAGATGGAAAAATATAACGACAAAATTTCCGAAATGCAGGAAAAATTCCAAAAAGCGGAACAGGAAATGCAGAGCGTATGGGCGGTTGAGGACAGGGCGGCGGATATGGACGATTTGAAGTCGCAGATTTCAGTATATGAAAAGTCTGTCACCCAAAGCGGCAAGGATAAGCTGAAAGACCTCAAAGAACAGCTGAAAAAAGCAGAGCGCGAGCAGGCATTGTATGAGCTTCAGCAGAAAAACAATGCCGTTATTGAAAGTATGCAGGAAACCTACAAAAAGCTGGAGAATAACAAGGTTGACATGATGCGTAATCTTAAAGAGAATACTCTCGATATGGATAAGGTGCAGAGGGCAATAAGCGCATATGTCGGCGATATAAAGGCAGCGGCGGAACGCAGGGAAACGGACAGTCTGCTGCGTCAGATTCTGAATGCAGTTCAGACGGCGGCAGCACAGCCCCGAAACAGCGGCAGCACCAACACATACAACGACAGCCGAAAAATCAGTATAAGCACAGCGGTAAGCGGTACGCTGCTTGACAGATACATCAACGGCCGCAGCGCGGGACTTGCCGGAGTCATATACAACGGCAGAGTGCGCTGACACTATGAAAGGACAATCATATGCAGACAGGATTTACATTCAAAGGAATACATTCCGGCAAATTCGGAATAG